TCGGTTAGTGTTATGAATACTAAAACCTAATATTAGGTAGTAGTGTCAAAGATGTTAAGAACTTTGAATGTGCGGAAGTAAACGTTTTTCTTTGCAGCAGAACCGATGCTTCCGTCAGTTCCAGCAGCCACGAATGGGTTAACCACAAGACCATAACGAGTCTTGAATGCAATCTTAGGCTGGAATGTATTTTCAGCTTGTGCGCGGAGCATTGTAAGTGGAACGTATGGGCAGTAGAAGATACCAGCGTCATATCCGTTAGCACCTTTGTAACCAACTGTGCAGTAATCAGATGATGAGTAAGGATCTACGAAGACCTTCATGCGTCCGTTAATTGTTCCAGCAAATGTGTTACCAGTTGCGTCAACTTCAAGTGCATTCTGGAGGTCAGGAGCGTATGTCATAACACCAGCAGCGGCAAGTGCAGAAGCAACGTTTGCAGAGCAGATAAGGAAGTTACCTTTTCCACGGCGAGTTGTACGAGCGATTGCGTTTGCTTCAAGTTCGATTTGGAAAAGAAGTGAACGGAATTTCTCTTCAGCCCAGCGTCCGTCAGCAAGCTGAAGGTCATAGTAACCGGCAACATTAGCTCTCTCAGCGACTGTGAGTGCTGCGTATGCGGCTCCTTCGATAGTGGCGCCTACAGTGTAAGAGTTACCAGCAGCATCAGTAAAGTCTGCTGTCACTTTCCCTGCGTTACCGCCTGTAACACCCGTTGATGTAATACCACCGATGATTTCTTGGTTGATTTCTGCAAGAATCTCAGTAGAGAGAATGTTTGCAAGTTCAGCCTCGGCGTCAAGACCGTGGATTGATTTAAGGTCCTGTGCAAGTTCCATTGTGTACTCTGCCTTAAGTTGGCGAGCTTTAGCCACAACGTTGATCTTGTCAACAGTGAATCCCATTTGATTGAATGCGTCACCTTCAACATCCATGGTGTCAGATGCTGGAGCGTGTTGTCTGATTTCGTCAAACAGTGCCTCGTCGGTAGCACCGGTAGCATAATAAGACTGAGCACCTGTATCTGTATTAGTAGTTGTCAAATTGGCTGCAGGATACTTAGCACGCATTGCGAAGATAAGTTGTGAAGGAGCAGTCATAGCCTGAACTCCAGCAACGTCATACGCAATAAGGTTTGGCATTGAACGACGTACTAGAGAAATAAGTACTGGATCCCAAGTAGAAATACCTGCTTGAGTGTTCATGTTTCCTACGCCACCATCTTCGTTGATGCCTTGGTAACTAGTCTGTCCGTTTTGTTCAACAAGCGCACGCTCTTCGTTTTCAAGAAGAATTGCAGTTGTGTTACGACGGAGTTTAGACTTGAATTTTGGTGCGTCTTCTGCTTCAAGGAGATCGCCCCACTTCTGTTCGAGTTGTTGTATATTTAACATAAGTTTGTGTGTTTTAGTTTTTTATTATAGGATAATAAGCTCAACCATTGTTATTTATATTGGTTGAATTTAAGAATTATTGGTTATTGAGTGTACGAGATGCGTTAAGATACGCTCTCATACGAGGATTAAGATGCTTTTTAGGTTCATCTGTTTCATTTTCACCGATGATGGTTTCTTCAAATGTTACTTCGAATTCGTTAGATGGGTCATCTTCGAGTTCGATGTCTTCATTGAGAGAGGTTCCGTCTGGCTTGAAATAGAATTCTTTAAGAGTTTCAACTTTGCTTTCAAAGTCGTACTCAGATTCAAAGTCAAGTTTTTCGGCGAGTTGTTCGAGCTTGATTTGTTGAACGGTAGTCAAACCTTCAGACGCTTCAGCCAAGATTTTCTCACGAGATACTTCCTCAATAAGTTGATTTTTCTCAAGTAGTTCCTCAGCAAGTCTGTTTGAACGTTCTGTGGCCTCACTAAGGGATTCCTTAAGTGATGCTACCAAATTGTGTTTACCTTCTGGCACCTCGATGTAGTTTTCAACGAATGCGTCATGGATAGACTCCATGAAGTTTTCAGCGATTTCGGTACGCATGTTATGTTCGAGGACAGGCTTATTAGAGCTAATCCAAGAGTTAACGGCATACTGTAGATAACTGTCGACTTGTTCTTCGAGTTCTGTAAGAGCTTTACGGATTTGTTTTTCGTAACGCATTTCCATCTTTTCTTCAGCCAAATCAACCCGACGGCCAAGTTCAGCTTCAAAGATTACAGCGGCAGACGCTTTGAATTCCTCAGATAGAGTATCGTCAGATTCAATAAGGTCAGCGAGTACGTTGTTGTTGATGTAACTTTCGTCACATTCTTCTTCGTCGTCCTCTTCGTCCTCTTCGTCCTCTTCGTCCTCTTCGTCGTCTTCGTCGTCTCCTTCGAGAATAGCTTCGATGATTTGGTCGATTTCGGCGTCGAGTTCATCTTCTTCAAATACTGAAGTGAATTCGTCAGCTGCTCCATTGAGTTCTTCGATAAGAGCGTCGAGTTCTTCGGCAAGTTCATCTTCGGTGAGGTCACCATCGACTTCTTCCAATACCATATCGAGATCTTCTAAGAGATCGTCGATTGCTTCATCGAGTTCTTGCTCCGTTTCAACCTCCATGTTTCCATAGAGATCTTCGATTGCTTCATCGAGTGTGAGTTCTGGTTGTTTTTCAAGCTCCTCGAGTATTGCATCGAGTTCTTGTTCTTCTGTTTTTAACATATTTGTTGTTTATTTGAGAGGAACTTCATGTTCAGTCTCGTTGTATTCAGTTTCCCATAATCTAAAACACATGATAAAGAGAGATTGATTAGATGCTCCTTAGGAAGTTGCGGAAAACAGATTCTTGTTTCTCGCTGATCTCCTTAAGAGACATACGTTTAAGTTGTTTTTGTGCGTCCTCAGCTGCTTCAGCCACAAAGTCAGATCCATTGAAGAAGTATTCAACTCCCTCCATGATACCGTTGACGAATGCTGTAGGAGCAGATGGGTTTTGGACGATGTCAACTGTGCTTAGAATAAAGCGGTCAACATACTTAGATCCTTGTCTTTCTGAGATAGAACCGACACCTCGTGATGATACGCCTAATTGGCAATCACCTTCGAGAAGGCCTTTAACAATTTTACCCATTGGAGTATCAAGAACAAGGGCTTTACCCATAACCTTAGAACCATGCCATGTGAGTTCAGTGATTCTGTGTGATACCTTGTCGAGGTTAATGCTAGGACTAGTAGGGTGATTCAATTCACCAACGGCACGTCCAGTTCTAACCTGCTCAGTAACATATTTGTCAACTGCTTCTTTTAGGACCTTTTTAGGATATACGCGACCGTTTCCGTTCTTTACTTCTGATTCCATGAAGACGCCCTCGATGATGAATTTCTTTTCACCTTGGCTCTCCTGAATGCTAGAACAGACTGCTTCGGTATGTTCGGTTATAAGTTTCATGTAAGTATTTATAATATTTATCTTTCGATAAGTCTAGCGGCTGTCTGCCGTTTTAGACTCTCTAATTGTTGTTTTTTGATTCTATCAAGTCTTTCTTTAATATCATCTTGTGAGTCAATAAAGCTGTCAATTTGTTTTTTAATACGGTCGTTTTTCATGTTGTGTTATATGTTATTTATTAGTAATCGTCTCCGCCCTCCTCGTCATCGTCTCCTCCTTCAGCCTCAATTTGTTTTTCGATTTCTTTCCATTCATCATCACTGATCTTGAGTACGTTAGTACGTATCCATTCTTTTGAATAGTAACTACCAACATATGAGTCGAGTGTTCCAAGGACGTCTGCGCGTTCTTTAAGAATCTCAAAGTCTTTAAGTTCAGCAAACGGGTTGTCTCTGATAAAGTCAATATCAATATAAGGTTCGATAGAATTATCCCATTCTTCCTCGGTGCAGATTTTCTTAAGTACTGCTTGTGCTCTAAGAGCGGCGATAAAGACTCCAGCAAACTTGGACCGTAGTCGGTCAATGAAACGTTGGAACTTAACCTCCTCTCGAGAAATACTATCACCTCTTCCAGTGTTGTATTCTGTTTCAGCTTCCAGACGTCTAACTGGTACGTTAAGGGAACGATACATCTTTTTCTGGAAGAATAACACATCCTCGATTTGTGATAGGTTATCTGCTCCTGGCAAAGTTGTGATTTCAGTACCTCGTCCACCTTCACGTCTAGGCAACCAGAAGTCTTCAAACATTCCCATCGCCTTTGTTTCATCGGTTAGACGACCAGTACTTGCATCATAAATTACCTTATTCTTATACCGATTCATAAGTCCTTGGACGTATTCCTCAGATTTGGCTTTTGGTAAGTTACCCGTATCAACGTAAAAGATACGACGTTCTGGTGCTCGAGCAACTCGATATACAACCAAGGAGTCTTCCATCATCTGCAATTGGTTAATAATCTTTAACGATTTATGCAAATGTGATATAACGATTGGTTCCTTTTCGTTGTCTTCTCCAGCTAGTAGCAAGCCAGACGTAACACAGATAACAGAGTCTGGATGAATCTCAATCACCTGTCTTGTATTCTGGTCGGTATATACAAAGTATTCTCTGTCTATCTTAACAGTCTCAACGCCTGTCTTCTTGTTCTTAATGCGTCGGGTTTCCCTAATCTTTTTGATATTAAGAGGGCTTAATTGTGTTAACGCTTGAATGCCTTCTTCAGGCTCTTCTGGGTTAACTACAATGTGGAAGTAGATACGGCCATCAATATACCATTGACGGAACATATCGTATAAATTGTTTTTAATTTTATAGAGTTGACATATAAGCGTGAACTCTTCTTGGAGTTTTTTCGCTATCTTTTTGTCAACGTCGTCCGCTTCAATATTAAGCTTGACGTATGATTGATTGGTTAGTCCAGTTACGATTGTGTTATCCACAATTTCGGAAATTGCATTATCACATTCTGGCACTAACGTGGCTGCTCGGTAATTTAGAATATTCTTATACGTTGACGCATCTCGTGCATTAAAGTCAACCGTATAACGTGAAAAACCCGACGCATCAGCCGATATTGTTTTTGCGCCTTCTGTATCTACACCAACAGTAAACGAGGTAAGTTTATTTTCCTCCTCCTTACGTTCTACGTGTTCCTCTTTGTCATCCTTTGCGAAGATACCGGGTATTTCAAATCCTAAAAATCTCATATTGTGTTATTTATTAAAAAGCTGGGCAGGAAACTCCCACCCAGCTTGTGTGTTTATTTATAAGTTTTACTTAGGCCGTTTGAGTCTTAACTTCCTCGCGTTGCCAGTATTGGTATGCGAGCTCGACTTCGAATTCCTCAACTGCGTCATTCGAGTCGTATGATAACTCGATAGCGCCAAGGTTTGCAGGCCAAGCGTTAACGAAATGCCATTTTCCAATCACCTCGTCATTACGCCCAAGTTGTTCAACGTATAGGTTTGACATATAGTTTTCACCACTGGCACTGACCGTCGAATTGGTTGAATAGTTGCCTTCGTGAGAAGAAATTTTAGCCATCCAATCTTCAAATTGGCCGCGTAGTTTCATGTCCTCGTCGCTGTAGACTGTGATTGACCAGTTTTCGTATGTTCTGTCTCCAGATACTTTGACCGTCCGTCCTCTGAATGGAACCTCAACGACTCCAACCGTGGATGCTGGAATTGATGCTGATTTGCAAAGAAACGATAGGGTTTTAGCGTCAATTACGTCGGCTCCACCCTTCCCGGAGCTGGCTGTCATTGTCACTCTAAAGAGGTTTGCTCTCGCACCACCGCCTTTGAAGTGATTCATGAACGATCCTACAGACCGTGTTTCGGCCTGAGATCCGGCTGGTATTTTACCTTTTTGTGTGTTTGTACTCATTTTTTTAATTTATGTGTTAGATTTTATCCTTGGTTCTGTGTTGTTACTGCGAAGTTAATCGTGATAAAGTTCACGGAACGAGTAGGTTGAATTTTGATTGTTGCCACAAATCTGTTTGAGTTAACAATATCAGGCGTGTTATTCTCTTCATCACATTTAACTGAGAATGAAGTGATTCCACGTCCAACTTGAATAGACTCAAGGTAAGGAGTAACAACATTGATGAAATCGGAACGGGTTACGCCGTCATTCAAACGGAATAGAACGAATCGTGTTGATTGTTCAATCGTGCGTTCGATTTCGTTAAACATTGCACGTACGTTAATACGGTCAAATGCACTTGGTCGAAGTGTACCTGTCTTATCGCCGAATAGGACGATTCCTGCTCCAGGAGCAGTAACAAGTGGGTTGATTCCAAGAGTATATAAAGTATCGCGTTCAGCTTGTTTTGGATTGAATGCAAGTTTAATAACTCCACGGAGTACTCCACGTTCGTATCCAGCAGGTGAAGTCCAAGAATTGTACTCGGATGCCGTTGCTGACATCACTCCAGCAATGCTGCTTGCTGAGGAGATCCACATATATTCGCCAGTGTATTTGTTAGCAACATATACTGGTGAAGATACTCGAACAGAATAAACTGATTGTTTAATGTCGCTGAAGTAAGTTGTTACTGCAGTCAACTGTGCTGTA